TCTGGTTTATACTCTTTGTTCATCCCAATGGAATGGAACTACGAAGGATTTATTGATGAGTACGGAATTCCAGTATTCACTACTCCTAACACAGATGTGTTTGCCCCAGACGGTGAACTAATAGATGTAGGCGTAGTAGATCATTGGCAAAACGAAGCTGAAGGTTTAAAAAACGATCAAGATGCTTTAAATGAATTTTACCGTCAGTTTCCAAGAACTGAAGAACATGCGTTTAGAGATGAAACTAAAAATAGTATATTTAATCTTGTTAAAATATATGAGCAGATAGATTATAACGAAGAAATGTCTAGAACTTTAGGAATTACAACAGGTAATTTTCAATGGGTTAATGGAATAAAAGATTCACAAGTAATATTTTATCCAGATCCAAAAGGTAGATTTAAAGTTAGCTGGGTTCCACCTCAGCAATTACAAAATAGAGTGGTACTTAAGA